CTCTCACGAGGTCACACATCTCTATATAGGTCACTTAGTGCACTCTCAGATGTAAGCCGCTTTTAGGCCTCTCTCTCGAAGTCACTACACACCTAGACCATTGATGTGTCCTGTCGGATATCCTTTCTTGTAAAGAACATCCTGAAAAGGAGGACTTCTTGTCTATCATAACAGATAGAGACAAGCGGGAACTGCATCAGAGAGCTAGTGCTCTCCCAGTCCCTTCCGAGATTCGTACACCCATAGTCGCTTTATGCGTCAAGTGGGCCGAATCGAGTGGGGTAGAGTGGATGATCCAGAGGTTCAAATCCATTTTGCAGGCGTTTATCGCCCTGCGAGCTGGAGAAGAGCCAGTTACTAACTGGATTAAGAGAAGCCGAGGCGACCGGTACTTCAAAGGTCAAATCGGAGCCCTAGAATACTGGGCCTTGCAGAACGACCATAACTTTGGTGTATCTGTTCAACTTCTCCGTGTATACACGTTCTTCGTGGCCGATCAGATTACTCAAGATCAGCTGAAGAAATTCGAAGACGCCACTCAAGCGTCTCCAGTGGCAATCCCTGACAACGCGGTTCGCGCCGTATTGGGAGCTGCTCGGAGAATCGGTTTGGAGGCTAGTGTGGATCTGATCGATCTGCCCAAACCTCTACTAGACTATCGCGCCTCGCCTAAAAAGCGAGCTCCCTCTGTTCGAATGGGTCGTGACGGCCAGGTTAACTGGTTCCAATCGGTCCCCGAGAATGAAGGAGTGCTGGATTCCCTCCAGTACTTAGCGACGTCTGAGATCGGACAAGAGATTGTTAATGTCTCTCACGAGGCAGCCGCAAGCCTCCTTCAGGGTATAGAACCCTTGTGGGAAGCGGCTCTCGAAGATGCCTATCTGGGTGGTCTTTTCGACACCCTCCCGGTAGGGAGAGTCTCTTTTATCCAGGAGCCTGGCTATAAGTTGCGTTACATAGCCAACCCCGGTAGAGTATATCAACGTATGCTCGAACCACTTGGTGATGCCCTGTTCGGGCTATTAAACCAATTACCGTGGGACTGCACATTCGATCAACGTAAAGCGGTCGGACCAGTGCAAGAGCACCTTAGATCTAACCGAGTTGTACATTGTGTCGACTTAAGCGCGGCAACAGATTACTTTCCGCTGTCGCTTCAGGAAGACCTACTCAAGTTCATATGTCGTGATCCACACCACTATATCGATGTTTTTGTCGAATGTAGTAGAGGGACTTGGGGTTACCTGGATAATAACCAGGAACTCCGCACGATTCAGTGGACTAAAGGACAGCCACTAGGGTTGTACCCGAGTTTTGCGTCGTTTGCTTTGACGCATGGTCTACTTCTGCTTGCACTGTTGGACAAGCCTTGGGAAGGCGAGTTCTATGTGCTCGGAGACGATGTGATTATACTTGATGATGTCCTACACAAGCGATATCGTCAAGCCCTCGATATTTTCGGTTGTCCTTATTCACCATCTAAATCGGTGAGTGGGAACATAGGCGAGTTTGCAGGTTATTTAATTCTGCCGGACAGCGTCATTCCAAAGTTGAAGTGGCGCCGCATGTCTGATGACAACTTCATCGATATTGCCCGTCTGCTCGGACCGAGATCTAAACAGTTGTTTCGTCCTCGTCAGCTCAGGGTGCTGGATCATCTT